CTGGCAATGGGTAAGAACCACCTTCTTATACCCATGCCGAGTGCAAGCGCCACTGCTTGAAACACTCTCACCTTCTCGGAATCTTGCTTTGTCGGCTCATCCTTGAGGGTGGCAGTGGTCACTGGGTAGGCCCGTTCGCCACATTCCCAGCATTTTATACAGCGCTCATACTCCTCGATGATATCATCATCCGGGATACGGTCCTCGCAAAATTCACCTAACATTACATACTGGAATTTGCGCTTCTTCGGACCAAACACGGGATAACCCATGCTGGTGTTCATCGGTATGGCATCAATGAACCGTTTTCCCGGAATCCCCATGATGATCTCCTTCATCGTCAACGGCCGGACATCCTCTTTCAGATTTTGCTTTTTGGCAAATTCTAAGATCGGCTTCAACCAGTCTTGTCGTGCTCGTTGCAATAACGCAGGCACGAACATTTCAGACGGGTTGATGATGTGCTCCAAAGTGGCATTGAAAGCCTTCCAATTAGGCTTCAATCGGGGAGCACCCCAGCAGTTTTGAATGGAGAAGAGTTCCTCGGTGTGTTTCTGAAGAATAGAAGGTACAACCTTACTCTTCGCTTCTGACCGCAATTTGGTAGATCCAATCACATCAATTGCGGCGTCGTGGTCCAATTCCTTAATGAATTTCGCATTAGGATGGACTTCCGACGATTCCACGACACGTTTTCCATACTGTGTGTCGGGAATATCAGTAGCGGCAGCTATTCCTCGGATCCCAGGAAGCGACAAAAGCTTTGATCTCAGCTCCGCCGCTTGACCTTGGGTCACCGTCATCATGACACCATATTTCTTCTCTGGGTTCCCTCCAATATGGAACCCAGCCACCACAGGCTCTTTGCCTTCGGTGATAAGCATCGACATACAAGTTCCTGCCGTTGCATGAGAAGTGGTGTAATTTCCTCCGTCCATGGCCAAATATTTGTGACCAAACTTGCCATGCTCAACTGACATTTTTTCATGAGTCAGTTTTGCATCCTCATCACGGATCATCATCGTGCACACTGAAAGTCCTGTGGGCACAGATAATGGCAAGAATTTTCGCAAATTATTTGAAATGTCCGGACAACGCTCAACAAAACATTCAACCATGTCTATCTCTTTCAAGAAGACAGCGTTAACATTGAGTTGGGCAATGAACTTGAACTTACTTGTCTTTTTGTCTTCGGTTCGGTAAACCTCGCCTCTGACATAATCAACAGGAGTTCCGTTCATGTCCGAACGGGGGTAAAAGATGTGCAATGGGAACCACACGTAACCCTTTTCGGGGTAAACGATATTGCAACTGGTTTCGGAACCATCGGAACGCTTGAAAAAACAGCGTCCTTGGTTCTTAGCACCAGTCTTCAAAACGTGTTCGGGAATTGCTCCCGTCACAGAAGACTCGGATTTCCATCCGATTTGCTTTACCATATACCCAAACCAACTGGCTGACTGTCAACGTCCTCAGGAGTCAAACTCTGAGGCTGTGTCGTTAGTCGGTTGTCGTTCCACATCTTAATAAGCTTTACACCCAAGGCCAAGGTTGCTACGAATAGCACCCCCTTGGGAAACTTACCATCTCTTACCCGCTTGGCATAATCTGGGAGAGCGTCACGTTTTTTCTCGTACTCGCTCTGAATCTGCTTCAATCGAACCTGGTGCCAGAAATATCCTAACACCGCCGTCGACCAAAGAGATGCAACTCCAGATGTTCCAACAGCCTTGTTACGTCTAACGAGTCCGTACCCACAAAGGGAAAGACCCGCGATACCAGCCACACGCAGTGGCCTTCGAATGTCGTAATAGGCTGCAGCACTTTGCCAAGCAGTCACCGAACGTTGAAAAGTCCTTGTCTTAAAAAGCCAGTTCGGTGTCATTGCTACTAATAATGGCGTACCTTTGTCGTTCATCTCTTGCTGTATTTCCTTAGCAAGTTGATTGGTAGCCATTTTGCGAATGGGTGAAAATCCACACACCCAATTCACAAGGTCAACAGGTTTAGTCCAAGACTTGATGTAACCATCAACCGCTTTCTTGGCGGCACCAACTGCGATGTCAGTAATAATATCAATCGCATGTGGTTCAGTCTCTTTCTGCACCTCGTCCTTGACGCAAGAGCAATATTCGGGAAATTGAAAGCAATCTTTGCAGAATTTTGCTTTCGCAGATTCCCGTGACTTTTTAATGAGTCCGTCCTGTTCCATCTTATGGTCCTTCGAAAGTTGAATTACAACTTGAAGGTACTCCTTCAGATGGAGATCCTTACATTTGATGAGGCGTCCGTCATCCATGGACACTTCCATCACCTTGAACCTATAGTCAGTTTTGTCCAGACCAAGCTCGAAGGTTTCAATTTCCTCAATTGTCAACTGCCATATATCTTGAACCAAGCTTTTTGAATTCTTGATTTCGGCATGTTTCTTGTTGAGGGTAAGGCTCCCAGGTTTACGATACTCTTCGCGCACCACTACACTCACGTGGTAAAAACGGCGAAGAATGGACTCGGGACAGTTTGAATACTGCCGGGCACCAAGATCTTTTACATTAGATGTCACGACTCCGCATTTGAAGTCGATAAAAACGACACCTTTCGCATTTAGCTCAGCCTTGATGGCCTGAGCTGCGACATTGTTAAAGAATTTGATGATCACGGAAGTATGCGGGTTATCTTTCTGAAAATCCGCCTTAGTATTATTCAAATCATCCATGAAAACTCCCAGTACATCGGAAGTCCATGTTGAATTATACTTGTCAAACATGTCCATCGTAATAATCCGGCTGTCATCTACTTCCCCATCTTCATTGACGAAACCCATTGCCGCCAATGATTGGGTCATGGTGAGTTTACCGAGAGTGGATTTACCCACTGCGGTTCCTCCATGTAGAGACCAGCCGATCGGTGAGAAGCGCAAATCAGTGTTTTTGCGTTTCGCTGCCAATTTTTCAAGAATGGCAACGAGTTCGGTATAGCGCTTCTGCAACCAGAGTGATGTTGGACCGTCATTCTTTGCTGATTTCATGACGCATGTCTTTTTATAGACCTGGTTCAACTTGTTCTCGTATGCACCAAGGTCATCTATGTTCCCTGCAATAGCACAATCGGCTTTTGCTAGAACATAGTCGCACGTTTCATTATACTCTTGTACATGTACATCTGAGTAAAGAATCGGTGCGATAGACTTCGTCTCGAAACATTTCCAGCCGACTTCGCAAATCCACACAAAGGTTTTAACCAATGCATCAATCACGTCAACGGCTTTCAATTGTTCCTTCGCAGCTTCAAGCGAGATCAATTGTAGCCCAAAAGGACTCCATTCAATCTTTTTCGTCGTACAAACTGTCAACGACATAGCTGCGGAAATCAAATAGGAGATCTTCTTAAAGATAGTGTTCGTCTTAAAGAGATCCCATTTGTTCAGAATGTCCCGTCCTGACCAATCTTCCCAGCCGTGAGGTTCAACTTCATCCTCATCCTCGGCACAGGTAGTGGTCACTTCGTTGATGATGCGATACAAATCCATGACAATACTCTTTTGCTTTGAGTACATCTTAGCATAAGCGGCGACGGAGACAAAAACGTCCATAAACGTTCTTGCTTTTCCCATTTGGTAACCCAGAATAATCAAGTTTTCTAGGTGACCAATCCACTCATCGATTTGTTCGCCTTGCTCAACTCCTTCAGAAAAGGAGTCGATTTCACTGACAGACGATAGCAGCGACGAGAGCTGCGAATCGTTTTTGTCAAAGGCATCAACGGTTGCTGCAATGTGAGCCATTTCATTGCGTTCCTTTGTGGCGGACGAAAGAGTGTTTTCTTCGTCTTCTTCCACCACGGGCTCAAGGGGTGCAGTTTTTGCAACAGAAGATACATATTCACCTTTCTTGTTCTTTAGGTGGTAGGGATCTTCCCTTACGGGGATCCCGGTATCTTCCCAAACTGCAACGTCAGGGGGAGGAACAGGTAAATCGTCCTCGTAAATACAGTGTTTCCACATATCACGTTGGGCTTCATCACTGTAATCGTTGTCTCCTCTAGCATGAGGATCAACGTCCTTCCGTTTGACTCGTCGAGCTGCGTTTCTGGCATTTCTAGCCTTCAGATTCGCACGCAGCTGACGTCTGCGCTCTTCTCGCTTGTTTTTCCGTCCCGTAGAATGTTTTTCATGCAATTCTCGGTTGGAAAGTTTCACATCAGTGAAATCTTCGAGCAGACTATCCAAATACCGGTTAATCTCCGGATCTGGTTGTGCTGCTGCTTCTAACAAGCGGGTTTTCTCTTCAAGCCTTCGTTCAAGTGGCACGTACGTTGGCTTGGGTTTGGTCTCAACGACTGTCCATTCGTCGTTGAGTTCATCACAGAGTCGAACAAAATCTGAAAATTCTTTCGGTTGCCCGAGAATATCATATTCAATTTCTGTGGTAGCTGCAACATCAGTTGCAGTGCGAGCATCACGCTCTTCGTGTTTGCTGTTGTCACGCTCAACATGAGGTTGGGAATTTGACTTCGTGCTCCCTGTGCACCAATTATTGTTCATAGAAACAAATAATTAACGCTCCCGTAGGACTGCGCTCCCAAGGGGTGTAAACCCGAGGGACTAGTCATAAATATGCTACACGTTATTCACGCTATAGGCTTAGCAATACATAATTTAAAGCCTGTTACCAAATGTCAACATCAATGTTGTACACTCTGATCCTTTTCCTGTAGGGTCCGAATAGCTTACTGGCTATCTTCATCTTTTCCTATACTACACAGGTGATATTCACAATAGTGATTGAGTTCTCTAGTCTCACACATCACTATAAACCGACTCTCCAAAAAGGAGTGCCATGAGTCGGCGTAAACTTTCCTATCTTGTAAGTTTCAAAAGTAGTTTTCTATCTAACTTCTCCATAAAAAGTAATCAGAGTCCTATACAAATTGACTCTTTTTGGCCATCATCTTTTGGCCTAGCAGGGCTCGAACCTGCAAGTGGCCAAAAGGCCAATAAATGCGACATAAATCTCGAATCGTGTCGCGTCGATTCTCACACTACGTAATACGTTGGTGTTAATCAAAAGAGATTAGAGCACCAATGCTCAATATTATAATAGCGGTTTGTTGGAGGCACAAAGGCCTCGCGGACTTTACTGTCCAAAACAAATTGTAATTTTTTACCCCATAAAGGGGAGGTGTTTTCTTCACCCGAAAATATCGTCATATGGCATCTAGCTGTATGTTAATCATGTTGGTCACTCGAAAGTAAACCAAGCATGATCTGAA